ATACCGGCGAGCGCCCGCAGAACAGGCAGCCAACACGTGAGAGACGTGCTCGCCATCGTACTCATGCTCGCCATCGCCATCATGGTCAGCTGGTGGAGCGACACACACCAGTTCTAACCAAAACCGCGGAATGTTGCGCATAAGTCAAACTTGTATTATGCTTACGCATTACCAGCGGTGTCTCCAACGGAAGACACACAACATGACATGAGAGCCCATGGCCCCTTCCCTCTCGAAGGCCATGGGCTCTCCCAATACACACCCCTCCCCCTATCGAAACACCCCCAGAGGGGCGGTACAGTTCACAACACCCTTCCCCCTACAGCAAGCCCACCCTCGCGACCACAGCAGGAAACGGCACAACCACAGGCGGAACACCAGACCACAACACACCACCCACCAGGGCGACCCCCATGAGCAACAACCCCCGCTACCAACACGTCAACCGGCAACGCCAACGCCAACGATGGAAAGCACAAGCACTCCCCTGCGCCATCTGCGGGCAAGCCATCGACTACACACTCAAAGCACCACACCCATACAGCTTCGTCATCGACGAGATCATCCCCCTCAAACACGGCGGCACACTCACCTACGACAACCAAGAACCCGCACACTGGTGGTGCAACCGCATCAAAAGCACCCACAGCCTCACATGGGCCCGCCGCAAAGTACACGAACTCATCCAACAAGGCAACGCACCACAACACGACCACAACCACACCACAACACCAATCGCACCATCACACTGGTTCGACTAACCCAACACCAAACAACAACCCAGGGGAGGACCCCCTCCCGGCCCCACCGGCCATATGACCTCGGGCAAAGCCGACTTTTACCCCCGGATTGTTTTCCACATGAGCCAAGGAGGCCCTCATGGCGTCGAGAAGCGTCGCGTCCGCCTCCGGGCGCAAGACCACTGCAGCACGCAAGACGCATACGATCAGCAATGCGGCGAAGTCGGGCAACCGGCGGCGATTGCTGGTCGCGATGCGCAACCGGATCGCCAGCGACCTCGATGCCGGCAGGATCGCGTCTCGTGACCTGGCGTCGTTGACCAAACGCCTGATGGACATCGCCGCGGAGATCGAACGCATCGACAAGGGCACGTCGAAGGCCAATCCGGTGGCCGACGCGTTGGACATGGCGGATGAGCCGATCGGAGATGACGATGAGCGGGATGCTGGTTGACGGTGCGAGCCGTTGCATCCTGCCCGAAGGCATGAAGACGAGTGGCGAGCCGAGCCTGAACGCGCTCGCAGGGGTGGCCGGTGACCGGTTCGATGTCTGGCAGCGGCAGATCAACCGGATCCTGCTGGCCAAGGACGATGACGGGTTCTGGTGTGCACGCAACGGTGTGCTGTCTATTCCACGCCAGACGGGCAAGACGTTCGATATCGAGTGGCTCGCCATCCACCGGGCCGCCCGCGCTCCTGGCATTCGTATTGTGTGGACCGCGCAGCATTTCAGTGTCCTGCATGACACGTTCGAGGACATGTGCTCACGTGTGCTGCGCCCCGAGATGGGGTATCTGGTCGACCCGGAGCATGGCATCAGCCTTGCCGCTGGCAAGGAGGAGATACGCTTCCGTAACGGCAGCCGCATTTTCTTCCGTGCCCGTGAACGTGGCGCGCTGCGTGGTTTCAAGAAGGTCGGGCTGCTCGTGGTCGATGAGGCGCAGATCCTGTCGGACGCGGCCAAGGCGAGCATGCTGCCCACACAGAACCGCGCCTACAATCCGCAGACGATCTACATGGGCACGCCGCCCGGACCGCATGACATGGGCGAGGCGTTCACCCGCCAACGGGCCAAAGCGTGCGCGGGACGCGCGCATTCGACCTTCTACGTGGAGTTCAGCGCGGACCGTGATGCCGACCCGTTGAACGAGGCTCAGTGGGCGAAGGCGAACCCGAGCTATCCGACGCATACGACCCGTGACGCGATCCTGGAACTGTACGACGGCCTGACCTTGGATGATTTCCGCCGTGAGGCTTTGGGAATCTGGGACGAGCACGGCACGACAAGCGTCATCGACCAAGCCAAATGGGACGAAGCGACTGTCGACCGGCGTCGCGACGGCGGTGTCATGAGCTTCGCACTGGACATGAACCCGGCACGCACCCGGTTGACGATTGGCGCATGCATGCGTTACGACGATGACACCGCGCACATCGAACTGGCCGAATACCGAGACACCGGGCATGACGGCACCATGTGGGCCGTCAACCTGCTCGCCGGCGTGTGGGACAAGGCAGCCGCCGTGGTCGTGGACGCGCAGTCACCGGCGGTCAGCCTCATGCCGGAACTGCAGGACGCCGGCATCACGGTCACGGTGACGAACGCGTCCGACATGGGCAAAGCATGCGGACGCTTCCAGGACATGCTGCGCGACGGCACACTCACCCACCTGCCCGAACGACGGCAGGAACCATTATGGACTGCCGCGCGCAAAGCCACCTCACGAGCGATCGGCAAAAACGGATTGTTCGGCTGGCAGCGCCCCGACGACGACACCGACATCAGCCCGCTTGTGGCGTGCACGCTCGCACTGCACGGCGCGATGACCAGCAGACGCGACCCCACCAGAGAGGAGGGGGCATGGTACTAGACACCGGCCTCACCACGCAGGACAACGGCTACCTCGCCGTGGAAAGCGCCCATATCGGCTCCATCCAAGGCATGGACGCGGACAGCCAGGCCACCACACTGCAATTACTCAACATATGGCGCAAACACTACCCACGCAACACGCTACGCACCGGCTACTATCTGGCCCACTACGGGTACAAGGGCGTCGCCTACTCCATCCCCGCCAGCATGCGCGCCATGGCCAAACCGATGATCGGCTGGCCGAACAAGGCCGTTCGCGCGCTCGCCGACCTGTCCACGTTCGAGGGATTCAATGCGCCAGAATCGTTGCAGTCACGCGTAGACGACCTGTGTGATGTGAGCATGCTGGACGTGAAGGTGCCGCAGTGCGTCGTGTCGGCGTACACGCATGGGTGCGCGTTCCTGACAGTGTCCTTGGACGATGAGGGGCGCACGCTGATCACACCACGCTCGGCGGACTGGTCGGCCGCCATATGGGATTGGACGCATAACCGCATCAAGGCCGCGTTGACAATCACCGACAAGGACAAGCACGGCTACATCACCGCGTTCCGTGTCTGGCTGCCATATGTAGTGTGGGATTGCCACCGTGATTCCGGCCCGTACCTCGGCCGTTGGGTGGCCGAACCGGTGGAGACCGGGTTCGACCGGCCCACCGTGGTGCCGTTCGTCCATGACGAGCAGCTCAACCGCCCGTTCGGTTCCAGCCGCATCACACGCCCGCTCATGGCGCTCACCGATTTCGGGTTGCGCACCCTGGTGCGCATGGAGGCAACGGCCGAGTTCTACGCCGCGCCACGCATCTGGTTCCTCGGCGCGAACAAAGGACAGGTGTCGCCCGACACGTGGAGCTCGCTGCTGCAGGTCATCAACGGTGTGCCGGCCAGCAAGAACGGCGACAAGCCCGAGATGCGCCAATTGTCGCAGGCAAGCATGCAGCCGCACGCCGACATGCTGCGCTCCGTGGCACTCATGGTCGCCGCCGAGACAGATATCCCCGCAACCGACCTGGGCATCACGGTGGACAACCCCGGTTCGGCCGAGGCAATGGCAGAAGCAGAACGCAAACTCAGCCGCACCGCCGACCGGCAGAACCTACGTTTCGGGCGTGCGCTGCGTGACGCGCTCGGCATGGCACTCATAGCGGAAGGCGCGTCCGACGAGGACATCAACCGCATCAGGCCGGTGTGGGCACCGACCAAGGAGACCAGCGACGCGGCACGCGCCGATTACTACGCGAAGGTCGCCGGAGTCAACCCAAGCTTCGCGAACTCCGACGTGGGCCTGTCCAAAGCCGGACTGAGCTGGCAGGAGATCCGCGAGCAACGCGCCTGGGAACAATCCGAACGCGCCAAACAGCAACTCGACCAGCTGCGCGCGCAGACCAATGCGCAAAAGGAACCACCACAGGACGCTACCGACCACGGTGGCGGAACCAACGAACCATAACAGCGTTTAGGGGGCGGCCATGGCATTGAACAACCTGACCGTCCCCACCGACGACGCCGATGAATTCCAGCGAATCCTCGACGCGGCGTACAAAAAATACCAGGACAGCATCGAGAACCTGACCGACGCGGCCACCGACGAGATCGAGACCGCCATCAACCGCCACGATATGGCACTCAAGGAGATCGTGCGCGAATACGTGGCCGACGCCAGCCAGCTCGCCAAGGATTACCACCATCTGCTGCGCCAGGCATGGGGCGAATACTCCGACACGGAGTTCCCCCAGTTCGCTGACGATGGGCTGGTGGATTTCGACCGCGTGTTGTGGCAGACGGTGCACGGAGTCGCGAACACCGATTACCCCGGCCTGAAATTCCGTGATGTGCAGAGCGGAAGCAACAAGTTCGGCGTGACGATGGACGATTTATGGCCAAGCATGGACAACGTGGACGACGCACAGCAGTTCGTCGGCGACGTGATCTCCGCCGCATTGCGCGCACAGATACAGCGCAGCATCCGCCGTGACCCCACGAAGCCCAGCTGGGCGCGCGTGCCACAAGGCAAGTCGTGCGCGTTCTGCACCATGCTCGCTTCCCGAGGCTTCGCGTACACCAGTGAGGAGGCAGCCGGCGGCGAGGGCAACAAATACCATGACGACTGCCATTGCCGTGTGGTCCCAAGCTGGGGCAAACAGACCCTCGCAGGATATGACCCGGACAAATACAAGGAACTGTACGAATCGGCGAAACGCATGGCCGACGATGCCGACGAAAGCACAGCATCACGGAACGTACTAACATGGATGCGCGAACAGTTCACGCACGACCTCACCGATGGGTCCACGCTGGATCCCGAACTGCGCATACCGCGTGGAAGTGACCTGTACAAGACGTTAGGGAGGAAGCATGCGCTACGCGTCGACATGATGCTCAACGCGTCAAAACACCCGGACACCGCACGCCTATGGGCACGGTACGCGAAGGATTACCTGATTCTTGACAGGAACTTCGGTGGAACTCCGCACTTCTCCCCAGTGCAAGGAGGCATCTTCCTCGACCTAGAGAAGATCTACACCGGCGACGACGCTCACCGCCCATATCAGAACCTGTTCCATGAGACCGCCCATATGCTCGACCAGCTGCTTGGCGGTGCCGTGCCCTACTCGTACCAACAGATGTTCGGCACATCAATCCGCAACGAAGGACGTCGCCTTCTGGAACGGGAGAAAAACAGCAATGAAATTGATGACGATGATGCGATGCGGAATATAGCCATACGTATCAATGGGATTGCAGCGAAAACTGACCGGAATGTCGAGGATATGCTGCAAGTGGCGTTGGGTGACGACTATCCTGGATTGGTCGGTCATCCCAAGAAGTATTTTTCCGATTTCATGCACGCTTGCGCCGAACCATGGGCGGAAATCATGGACGCCCAGCTCGCGAATCCAAAGGCGTATGAGCTGATAGAGCAGTACTTCCCGCAATCGGTTACAATATTCAATACCATGGTTAAGGAGATGCTGGCATGAAAAACTCTGGACTTGACGCTGCTCGCACTGATAGTTTTGAACAGTTTCTCGCCGATGGCCGTGACGGGAATACGTTACAAAATGCCATCGGAAACGCGTCGATAGTGTACCACAGCAAGTTTCATGAACCGTTTCTCAATATCGAGGACACCTCCATCGATGTCTCTGATGAAGAGCTGTACCGATGGCTCTGCTGGTGCATCTTCTATGGGAGATCAAAAGACGAGTATCCACTCGCGAATCAATGAGACAACGCAAGGCCTCCGTAATCGGAGGCCTTTTGCATAGGACTGGAAGGTCGATGCCGGTTCGATTCCGGTGCAGTCCACTGAAGCCCGTCGCATGGCGGGCTTTTTTCATGCCCGCATGGGCCCAAGAGAACAGGAGCCGACATGGCAGACGACACAGGACCCCAGAACGAGAACGTCGACGAGCCGCAGGGCACGCAGGACGACCCCACGGACTGGGAGGCGAAATACAGGGAGGCGGTCGCCCAGTCACGCAAATGGGAGGACCGCGCCAAGGCCAGCTTCGCTGATTCCGAGGAGCTCAAGAAGCTCAAGGAAGCGCAGATGAGCGACGCGGAGAAGACCGCCAAGCGTATCGCCGAGCTCGAGCAGGAGAACGCCGGATACAAGGCCGCACAACAGCAGGAGCAATGGCGTGCGCAGGTCGCGAAGAAGACCGGGGTGCCGGCCGATGTGCTACGCGGCACGAGTCTGGAGGAGATCGAGGCGCATGCCGCGTCCCTCGAACCGTTGCTGCACCCGAACCCGAAACTGCCCCATGTCAGCGACCCGGCCAAGCAGCCTTCCGGCAGGACCGCCGACGAAGAGGCCAAGGCGTGGGTGTCGCGACTGTTCGGCGAAGACAAGTAAACCATCTCAACCATCACAAGTTAGGAGCCCCATATGGCATTGCAGACCGACAAGGTGCTGCTTCCGAAGGAAGTGGCGACCGTCATCACGAAGAAGGCGAAGGACACGTCGACCATCGCGGCGCTCAGCCCGAGCGAACCGCAGTTGTTCCTCGACAAGGATTACATGGTGTTCTCCGGCAACGCGGAGGCCGAGGTCATCGCCGAAGGCGAGCAGAAGTCCTCGTACGAGGAGACACTCAGCCCGGTCGTCGGCAAGCGCTTCAAGGTGCAGACCACGACACGAGTCACCGACGAACTGCGTTTCGCCGACGACGATGCGCGCCTTGAGATCATCAGCAAGATCCAGGCCGACCAGGCGGCGGCGTTGGGCCGTGTGCTCGACTACGCGGTCTACCACGCGTTCGACCCGAAGAAGAAGACGACGCTCGCCGGGTTCACGAAGCTGTCCGACACGGCGGCGCAGGTCACCGCGACCACCGACCGTGTGGCCGACATCGACGCGTTGGCCGAGGCCGTTAACGACGAGTATGACATCAACGGCATCGCGATGAGCAAGACGATGACGAACGAACTGCGTCGCATCCGCATCAAGGACACGATGCAGCGTCTCTACCCCGAGATTCCGCTCAACCTGAAGGTGGGCAGCCTCGATGGCATCCCGGCGTCGACATCCGGAACCGTCAACGGCCGTCTCATCACCGACACCCCGACCAACGTGCTCGCGTTCCTCGGCGATTTCAGCCTCATCAAATGGGGCATGGTGCGTGACATCTGGAGCGAGATCATCGAATACGGCGATCCCGACGGCAGTGGCAAGGACCTCAAGGGCTACAACCAGATCGCCTACCGTACCGAAGCGATCTACTCGTACGCGATCCTCGACCCCAAGGGCATCGCCGTGCTCAAGACCGCGCCCGCCGCCAAGGCCGCCGGCAAGTAGCCATGACGGACGGATACCCGCAGGCACAGGTGCCCCTGTCCATGGGAATGCGTGCGGTGGCACCGACGCCGGATGCGAGCACACCCGACTGCGGCCCGTTCGCCACCGTGGCGGATCTGGAGGCGCGTTGGCATGCGCTCACCAGTGAGGAACGCACGCGGGCGGAGCGGCTGCTCGCCGATGCGAGCGACCTGATCCGCACGTCCTGCCCGAACTGGGCACGTGCCACACCGCTCACGTTGCAACGTGTGGCGTGCGCCATCGTCAAACGGGCCATGCTCGCCTCCGACGACATCGCCGGCGTCACCCAACATTCCCAGACCGCCGGCTCCTATTCCGAATCGTTCAGCTACAGCAACCCGGACGGCGACCTGTATCTGACGCGTTCGGAGAAGGAGTCGCTCGGCGGCGATGGCGTCGCATGGGCGTACGACCCAACGGTGGGAACGGTGACCTGACATGCTGACCGGACACTCCATCACAATCCTCACGCCCATCCAATCCGGCACCGACCCCGGTGGCGACCCGGTGTGGATGCAGCGTGAGGAGACCGTGGACGATGTGCTCGTGCAGGACGGCGCGCAGGTGAACGAGACGAATGCGCCCCACGCCTACGGTGTGAGCATCGACCGCACCATACACCTGCCGCGCACATGGCCATACCACAGTCTGCGCGGCTGCCGCATCCGGCTCGCCGACGGCACGCTATACACGGTCGTCGGCGACCCGCTTCCCTACACGGGCGGTATCACACCCACACGGTGGAATCTCACCGTGCAATTGCATGACGAAAGGGGCTGACATATGAGTCGTGTCAAACTCAACCTGCAGGGGTTCACGCAGTTCCGCCGTGACGCGGGCACACGCCGCGCGGTCGAACAGGCGGCCGAACAGGTCGCGGCACGGGCGAACAGCATGGCGTCGACGACAATCAGGGCCGGAAAACCGGTCTACTCGGTCGCTTCGCCGATTAATTCGTCCGTGGGTTCCATCGCACTGGTGTCCACGCACGACAATACCGCCGCACGGGTCGATAACGCGGCACACAATACGCTGCTCAAAGCGGTCGGGGGCGCGTGATGAACGCGGAGAAACTCATGGTGGACTGGCTCAACACCAGCCCCGTGTTACGGCCGGTGAGCGCCACATTGAACCTGCCGGCCACGGCGTCGAGTACGTCGCCCGGCAGGTACCTGACCGTGGAACGCACCGGCGGCAGCGAAACGCCGTTCGTGAGCCGACCACTGTTCGCCGTCCAGGCATGGGCGGAGAGCCGATGGGAGGCGAGCGAGCTCGCCAACCGCACCGCCGAACGCATCCGGCATGTCACCGACCTCGACGACGTGGCCGACGTGGACATCCTCTCCATCACTGATTTCCCCGACCCCGACGGCCGGCCACGCTACCAGGTCACATGCCAATTGACCATCAAAACCAACTACACAGAAAGCGAACCATAATGGCCACCACACCAGACACACAGAGGAACAATCCCGCGAACGTTTCGCTTGGCAAGACAAACGTCACCGGCTACGCCTACTGGGCCCCCAAGGGCACGGCCCTGCCGGCCGACGCGGCCACCGCGCTGCCGGCGGCATACATCGGACTGGGCTACATCGGCGAGGACGGCATCACGAACGCGTCGGACTCCGAAACCACCGATGTCAAGGAGATGGGCGGCGAGAACGTCCTGAGCATCATCACAAGCTATTCGGAGACGTACCAGTTCGTGCTCATCGAGGCGATGCGCAAAAGCGCCGCGCAGATCCGCTACGGCGAGCAGAACGTGACCGGCGAGGACGGCGCGCTCTCCATCACGCACACGATGCCCGACGACACCGAGTTCGTGCTCGTCGTGGAGCTCGCCCTGACCGGCAACAAAAAGGACCGGTTCGTCATCCCGCGCGCCGTGCGCAAGGAATTCGGCGACCGCACCCTCTCGGGCACCGAGGTGCTCGGCTACGACGTGACCCTGGGCGCGCTCCCGTCCGACCAGATCAACGGCGGCACCAGCCGCGAATACATCGGCACAGCCACAGCCGCCGCCGGCAAGTGAGCCAGAACCACAATGAGACAACGGGCCGCATGCGCATCGCGTGCGGCCCCTCGCATAGGAGGACCCATTAGATGACCGCGAAGAAAACACCAACGGTGTTCGACCAGGACAAGCCCAAGACGATCACCTCGTGCGGCGTGAAGGTCACGCTCAGCCCGGCCGTGTTCGACGATTGGCGCATCGTCGAGATGATCGCCGACATGCAGGACGGCGACAACACGTCCCCGCAACTGCTCGTACGGTTCCTGCGCACCCTGCTCGGCCGTGACCAGTACGAGCGCGCCATGCGCGAACTCGAACAGGAGGACGGACGCCTGCCCGTCGAGACCGTCACCGGGTTCCTCACCGGCCTCATGGAAGGCATCGACCCAAACTCCTGACGCTCGCATACCTGACCGGCAAATGCCCCGCCGCGTTGCGCGCGGACTTTCGGCGGGTATACGGGCTCGACATCACCAGCATCGGCGCATGGGAGGCTGCACAACTCGCCGCCAACCTGCCCGACGGCAGCATGGTGTGGCGCACATTGGATACGCCACGCGCGTGGACCATGGACCAGCATCTGCTCGCCACGCTCGTCGACCAATGGCAGATGTGGATGTGGGGCCAATCCGACCCGAAACACCGCGGCAGGAAACCACGCCCATTGCCACGGCCCGGCGACGGCAAGACGCACAGCATGCGTGACGACACGCTCACCATGAGCGCCGGCGCACTCGACGCATTCCTCGCCCAGGAATTCACCGACACCACGATGGGAGGCTGACATGGCAATCAAACTCGCCGAGGCATACGTGGCCATCGTGCCCAGCATGAAGGGCGTGGGCAACGCCATCGTCTCCGCGTTCGACGGTGCCAGCGGCAAGGCCGGCCTCTCGGGAGGCAAGGCCGCCGGCAGCGGGTTCGCCGGCGGCCTGAAAGCCAAGATGGGCGCGGTCATCGGGGCCGCCAGCGCCATCACCAGCAAGGCGATGGACACCATCGGATCCAGCATCTCCAGTGCCGTCAGCCGCGCGGACCAGATGAACAACTTCCCCAAGGTCATGAAAAACCTCGGGTACTCCTCTGAGGACGCGGCCAAGAGCATCAAGAAGATCTCCGACTCCCTCGATGGTCTACCCACCACATCGAGCGCGATGACCGGCATGGTCCAACAGCTCGCCCCACTCACCTCGAACCTTGACGAGGCTACCACCATCTCATTGGCGTTCAACAACGCGATGTTGGCGGGTGGCGCTTCGACGATGGAGCAGGAGAACGCGCTCGCCCAGTACACGCAGATGCTCTCCGCGGGCACGGTGGACATGGCCGCATGGCGCTCCATCCAGGCGGCCATGCCCGGCCAATTGAACCAGGTCGCCGAGGCGATGATGGGTGCCGGCCACAACGCCAACGACCTGTACGCGTCCATGAAGGACGGCACCTACAGCTTCGACGATTTCAACAAGGCCATCGTCGATTTGAACCAGAACGGGTTCGCCCAGTACGCGTCGTTCGCGCAGCAGGCCAAGGACGCGACACAGGGCATCGGCACCGCCATCGAGAACGTGAGGAACCGTGTCGCCAAGGCCGTGCAGAAGGTCGTCGAAGCGTTCGGCGTGGAGAACATCGCCGGCGCGATCAACGGGTTCAGCAGCCAGTTCGGCAAGATCGGCGACGCGGCCGCCAGCATGGTCACGTTCACCAAAGACCAGTTCTCACTATTGTGGGACCGCGTCAAGGATCTCGGGGCCATCGACACTCTCAAGGCCGCGTGGGACGGGCTCACCGCGAAACTCTCCAACACCGACTGGGGCAACCTACTCCCGGCCGGTGTCTGGGAACAACTACGCAATACAGCCGCGTCGGCGCTCGCTGACGTCATGGACCGTGTCAGCCAGCTCATTGACTGGCTTTCCAATGGCATCCAGTGGGTGGCCGATTTCGCGCGGTCGTTCGCTGACACCGGTGTGTTCGATGCGTGGATAGACGTGTTCGGCGTCGTATTGGACGTGATCAACAGTGCCACGGACGTGTTTGGATCCGTCATCGACGCGATCGGGCGGATGACCGGTGCCGCCGGAGGCGCGCAATCGTTCGGCCAGACGGTCGGTGACGCGTTCAAAACCATCGCTGACCTGATCAAACCGGTATTGCAAGTACTCGACGATGTACTCGGCTGGTTCAGCCGGAACCCCGGCGTCATCGTCGCCGCATTGGGTACAATCGGGACGGCGTTCGCCGGTGTCAAGGGGTATCAGGCTCTCAACAACGGATTACAGGTGCTCAAAGGCACGATGGACACCGTCACCGGAGCCGCGAAAGGCGTCAGCAACGGCATCCAGCTCATGATGGATCTGGGCGGACCGGTGCAAATGCTCAAGCAGATGGGCGGACAGCTCAACATCGTCAAGAACGCGCAGACCGCATGGAGCGCGGCCACCAAGGCCGCAACCGCGGTACAGGGCGCATTCAATGCAATCATCGCCGCCAACCCCATTGGCGCGATAATCACCGCCATCGCGGCGGTGGTCGCCGCGCTCGTCTGGTTTTTTACCCAAACGGAGGTCGGGCGCAAGGCGTGGGCTGCGTTCACGTCGTGGCTGGGTGATGCGTGGCAGAAGATCTGCGAGGTAGGCAAGGCCGCCTGGGAGGGACTCTCGAGCTTCTTCTCCGGATTGTGGGAGGGTATCAGTTCCGTCGCGCAATCCGTGTGGGGTGGCATCTCGAGTTTCTTCACCGGCATTTGGGACGGCGTATCCTCCGTGTGGAACACGGTGTGGAATGGTGTCAAAACGGTGTTCGAGGCCGTCTGGGGTTTCATCCAGGCATATGTGCAGAACGTCATCATGCCGATTGGTGAGTTCATCAAGAACTGCTTCATCGTCGTCGCGGCCGTGTTCGTGACCATCTGGAACGGTATCAAGGCCGTGTGGGAGACGGTGTGGAATGCGATCGTCGCGTTCTTCACCCCGGTCATTCAGGGCATTTCTGACACGATCACGACCGTGTGCACGTTCATCTCGGAGACGTGGAACACGGTATGGACCGCGGTCAGCGGGTTCTTCCAGAGCATCTGGAACGGCATTGTCGCGTTCTTCACGCCTATCATCGAGGGCATCTCGAACACGATCACCACGGTCGTCAACGCGGTCAAAGCGACATGGGATTCCGTGTGGGGCGCGATCTCGAGTTTCTTCCAGACGGTGTGGAACGGTATCGTCGCGTTCTTCACCCCGGTCATCAACGGGATCCGCAGCACGATCACGAACGCGGTCAATGCGATCCGGTCCACGTGGACGAGTGTCTGGAACAGCATCAGCAGTTTCTTCTCAGGCATCTGGAATGGTATGCGGAACGCGGTCGGCAGTGCGGTCGGGTTCATCGGCGACAAGGTTCGCAGCATCAAGGACACTGTGTTCGGCGCGCTCAGGGGTGCCGGCGAATGGTTGCGCGACACCGGCAGAAACCTCATCCAAGGACTGATCAATGGTATCGGTGACATGTTCGGCTGGGTGCGTGACAAGATCTGCTCGCTCGGCTCGAACGTGCTGAGCTGGGCCAAGGGCGTGCTCGGCATCGGCAGCCCATCGCGCATATTCAAGCAGTACGGCCAGTGGCTGGACGAGGGGCTCGCCATCGGTATCGACGACGCCGCCTCACGAGTCGGCAAGGCGATGGACGAGATGACCGGCATGGTCATCGGCAAAGGCCTCGATTTCGGTGTGGAGGCACGCCTCAACGGAATGGGAATGCCCGGCGTCAATACGGGCGGTTGGCGTCCGTATGAGCCACCGCAGGGCGATGATGGCAAGGCGGCTGGGTCGACGACGATCTACCAGACGATCAACAATCCGGTCGCCCAACCATGGCCGTTGAAGTCCGCCGATGATTCCGACCACAGGTTCCAGGACGCATAAGGGAGGTGTGGCATGTATCTGATCAACGGCGTGGTATTGGACGACGGCAATTGCGTCATCGAGCACGGGTCCGATTGGCTCTCCCCCATCAGCCCGGTCGTGGACGTGGTCACGGTGCCCGGCGTGCACGGCATCACCGTGCCTCCCCTCCCTCCCGTGGTCGGCCAGCGCACGCTTACCATGAAAATCGGGTGCGCGGGCAGTGATGGGTGGGCGCAGACGCGGCGCGTGCTGCGCCTGCTCACCATGCCGCATCTGATCCTGACCCGTCGCATGCCGGACCAGCTCATGGACCGGTGCGCCGAGGTCGTGCTGGCCAGTCTGACTGCGGACGACACAACGCTCGGCAGGTATACGCGGTACACGGCGGTGTTCTCCATGACGAGCCCGTTCTGGCGTGCCCCTGACCCGACCCTGACCGCCCTGCCCGACGATGGCGTGCTGTTGGATGCCTCTGCCATACCCGGCCCGGCCACATGGTGGGAGGGTGAACCGAACAACAGCGTGAGCGTGCTCGCGCCGGACGGGTATCCGGATGGCTACCAGTCCGACGCGCCGATCGATGACATGATCATCCGTGTGCCGAAGGGCGTGGACGCGATGACGCTCACCGACCCGACCAGCGGCACGAGCATCGCATGGTCCGGCACGACGACGAGCGGCTACCTGTATGTGGATCCAAAACGTCTGCATGCATGGACCAGTGGCAACGCCACCGCATGGACCGGTGGCGCGGACGTGACGGCCGGCCTCGACTACGGTGCGAATGGACCATTGCAGATCTGGCCGGACGCGGCCGGCAAATACCGTGTGACCCTGACCACGCATGGCGTGCCTGCAGGGCAACAAACCTATGTCAGATATTACAAATCGTGGTGGTGATAATATGAGCGACCTGCATGTACGGTTCAAGGCGTATGACAGTGCCGGGGTGTTCCAAGGGTTCCTGCAGCCGAGCTCGTGGTCGGCGAGCGTGCAGCACAATGACGCGGGCACCCTGTCGATGACCTACCCGCGTGTTGCGCTCAACGGGGACATCCTCAAACGTGGGTTGGAGCAGGGCCTCGAGATCGGCATGGAGGTCGCCACACATGACGGTACATGGGTGGAACCGTACAATTGCCGGTTCCTGCTCGTCTCCCGCTCCCGGGACGCCAAAGACCATACGGATACGGTCACGCTCAACTGCATGACGTGGATCTGGCTGACGAAGAAAATCCTCAACCTGAACATGCGTGCGTTGCTTACCGATACTGGCAACAATGGCAAACGCCCGTTCTATTCGGCGACATCGGGCATGATCGTGCACACGCTGCTCGACGAGAACCGTACGCGGGGCGGCGCGGCCACCGTCATGCCGGCCGGATTCAACAGCGCACGCGACACGAACGGCGACACATGGGCGTACAAGATGACGCTCTACTACGATGCCGGCATCGACCTGTACACGGTCATCGACAATCTGAGCGCGAACGGCATGTGCGATTGGCGTACCGACGGACGCATGCTCAAAATGTGGAACGCCGATTCGACCGCATTGTGCCGGGACCTGAGCGCCCGTGTGCGCATCCCGTTGGCGACCGGATTGGAATCCCCCGAGGAGGAAACCATCGAGGGGCTCGCCGGCAACATCCTCATCCGCGGCGACGATGGCCTGGTGTTCACACAGGAGAACCCCGCCGCCCCCACCCCGTGGGGCAAATGGGAACTGTATTCGTCGCAGGGTGGCGTGTCCAACAAGGACACCGCCCAGTTGATGATGCAGACGCAGCTCGCGGCTGCTGCCCGTGTGCGCGGCCAGTACACGCGCCAGATCCTCACCACGGGCATCGAGCACCTGCCGTTGGTCGACTACCGTCCGGGCGATTGGATCACCGCGCCCACCGTCACCCATGGCGAGAAGGTGCGGGTGCAGCGCGTCGAACTGTCCAACCGCAATGATGGTGGTGTCAAATGCGCGCTCATGCTCAACGACCGGTTGTATGATGCGCAGACCCGGCAGGCGAAACGCATCCAGGGCATCACTGGCGGTGCGGTCGCCGGAGGCGCGTCAGGGGCCGCACCGGCACCGGAAAAGGACCATCGTGTCCCGATGGCTCCGACCGGGCTTGTGGTGCAGACCGACGCGTATCTGGACGCGAACGGGTACGCGCGCGGGCTCGCCACCGCGCAATGGGCCGGGGTCACGCAGGCGACCAACCACACCAGCATCGAGATCGACTCGTACCGGGTTGAATGGCGTCCCAACACCGCCGGGGAGGCGTGGCGCAGTGCCGGCGTGACCACCAACACCACATTGAGCTGGGGCAATCTCGACTGCGGTACCACAATCCAGGTGCGTGTGCGTGCGGTCCCCACCTACAGCGACAAGCTTGGCGACTGGTCGGCGGTGACGTTTGTCGATGTCGCACAGGATGTGACGCCGCCGAGCGTACCGTCCACACCGCAGCTGGCCAGCGAGACCGGCATCGTCACCATCCACTGGGACGGCAACACCGCCGATGGTGGTCGCATGGAGCTGGATTTCGACCATGTGGAGGTCGGGCGCGGCACCGGTGCCAACAACATCGCCGTGATCGCGGCTACCCAGTCCGGGGCCGGGGACTATCTCGACACCACCCTCTCCGACGGCGACACCCGCTATTACGCGTTGCGCGCCGTCGACCATGCCGGCAACCGCAGCGATTGGAGCACACCGGCACAGGTCACCTGCCATGGCGCAGTCTCCTCCGAAGATCTCGACCAGATCAATCAGACCATCGCCGCGAACAAGCAGGTTCTCGACCAGACCAACAAGGAACTGGCCGAGGTTAAGGATGACGTGGCCGACGCGAAAACGGACATCGCGGCGAACAAAACCGCGTTGGCCACCGCGAACACAGAGCTCGACGGCGTGAAAACAGATCTGGCCTCCGCGAAAAGCAGCATCAAGGCCAACACGGATGCATTGGCGGCCGCGAACCGGGAAATCAGCCAGACCCAGACCGAGCTCACGACCGCGAAAACCGATATCGCCACGAACAAGAGCGCGATTACGGCCGCGAAGAGCGAGCTCACGGAAACGAGCGCGGCGCTCAAGGAGACCAACAAGACCCTGGGCCAGACTCAGACCGAGCTCGCAACCGCGAAAACCGATATCGCCACGAACAAGAGCGCTTTGGCCACAGCGAACCAGGAATTGTCTACGGTGAAGACCGATGTGGCGAACGCGAAACAGCAGGCCGCCAACGCCGCACAACAGGCCGGGGCCGCGGTATCGGCAGCGAACTCCGCCGCACAGCAGGCCGGGGCCGCAGTATCCACCGCTGGTACCGCCGTGGATGCGGCGGCTTCGGCGGTGGATGTGGCGAACAAGGCCGCGCAATCGGCCGCGAACTCAGCCGCACAGACCGTGGTCTCCTCAACCATCGAATACGCCGTCAACAATAGCCGAGAGACACCGCCGGCGGAGGTACGCACATGGTGGGAGGGCGAACCAAACAACAGCGTGAGTGTGCTCGAATTGGTGTGGAGCACCCACACCCCCACCGTGGGCGACGGCGAGTATGCGTGGATCCGCACACGTATCGTGCATGGTGACGGGTCGGTCGAGTATTCCACGCCGGCGGTCATCACCGGTGAGGCCGGCCCGCAGGGTGTGCCCGGCGCTCCGGGAGCGGCCGGCACGCCCGGCAAAGACGGCGCTCCGGGAGCGGCCGGTATCTCGGTGACTGCGATCACCAACTGGTATGCGCTCACCCTGTCCAAGCCCGAGACCCCGACGGTGAAAACTCCGGGCTCCCCATGGTCGACAAACGAACCGGCGTATGACGGGCAGAAAAGCCTATACACGTCGAGCCGTATCGACTATTCCAACGGGCAATTCTCGTGGACCCCAGTGCAGACATCGAGCGCGTACAAGGCGACGCAGGCGGCCGAGACCGCGGCGCGTGACGCGATCACCACAGCGACGAACGCCGCCACCACGGCCGACACCGCCAAAAAGGCCGCCGAGGCAGCCAAGACCGACGCGGCGGACGCGAAGACAACCGCGGGCAACGCGTCCAGCGTGGCCACACAGGCCAATGCGACCGCGGCTAGTGCCCAACAGGCGGCGACCAGTGCGCAGACCGCGGCGAACATCCTCATGCAGCAGGCCGCCGACCTGCAACCCAACAGCGGTTTCGAGCACGGCACGGACTATTGGGCGACGAACGTGGCCGGGGCGGCGTTTGTCGAAACCTCTCAGTTCGCGCACTCCGGGTCGCGCCGAGCCTACCTCAACCGTGGACTGGGCACCAAGGAGCTCATCGGCACCCAGGCTGTGCGCGCGGTCACCGACCGCCGCTACCGGTTGAGCATCTGGTACAAACTCATCAACATGGGCACGGCGTCCGCCGGTGGCCTGCGCCTGCAATACTCCACAGACGGAAAAAACTGGGCCGACACCAACGCGAAAACCGAGATACGCGCCACCACGGGCGACGGGTGGGCGTACTCCAGTTGCGATCTGGTCGCCACCAGCAGCACGCCCTTGCTGCGCGCACGTCTCGCATACAATCAGCCGGTCGACATGTACGTGGACGATTTCCGTCTGCAGGACATCACCGAAGCCTGGGAGGCGCAGCAGGCGGCCGACACAGCTCAGGCCACGGCGGCACAAGCCAAAAAGGACGCCGCCAACGCCGACGCGAAAGCCGTCAGCGCCGCGGCCGCAGCCGCTGGCGCGCAGACCACGGCCGACTCGAAAAGCACCGTCTACACGCAACCCGACGAACCATTGCACGACAACCTCACACCGGGCGACGTGTGGCGGCGCACCAGCACCAAGTCCCCGGAAACATACTGGCTCGGCACCCCCAACGATTCCGTGAGCGTGCTCGTCATACACGCTGACGAGGTCGAGGAAACCCTCGTATGGAACGGCACACGATTCACCTCCTACTATCTGTTCCTCGACTCCCTCGCCGTGACCGGCAGCATCAGCACCGACCTCCTCGCCGCGAACGCGGTGACGGCCGAGAAGATCAAGGCACTCGCCATCACGACCGATAAACTGGCCGCGAACGCGGTCAACGCTGACAAGATCGCGGCCAACGCGGTGACGGCCGACAAAATCAAAGCCGGGAGCGTCGTCGCAGACAAGATCGCCGCCAACGCGATAACGGTGGAGAAGATCGCGGCCAACGCCATCACGTCGGAGAAAATCTCCGCGAATGCGGTCACCGCCACCAAGATCGCGGCGCTCGCGGTGAACGCCGACAAGATCGCCGCGAACGCCATCACGGCAGAGAAGATCGCCGCGCTCGCGATCACGGCGGACAAGATCGCGTCCGGCACGATCACCAGCGACAAGATCAAGTCGGGCCAGTTCGTCGGCTATGTGTTCACCGGCGCTGTGTTCCAATCCCATACGGAGGACAACAAGGGCTTCAAGCTACGTGACGGCGCACTCGACATGTGGAACGCCAATGGTGACAAAACCGTGCACCTGGACGGCGAAGGCAATGAGAACATCCTTGTCGGCACATTGCAGACCGCGCTCAGTGGCGACCGCATCGTCATCAGCCCCAAATTCAGCACAACAACCATCGGCAGCGACCAATACCAAACCGGCTCAGGCATCTCATTCCCCTTGTCGGGCACCTACGCGATGGCACCGTATATCGCCACCGAATCAAATGATTCATTGTATGGGGCGATCTCCACGATCACCATCAATGGCGGTATGCGCACCGATGGGTCGGCCGGTGCGGGAACCGGGTTCGGGTCGTTCATGCGCATCGGCCAAACACGCAACGCGTCGACAAAAACCGAGATGGCGAGCGTCTACATGACCGCAAACTGCGATTACCTGCACAAAAGCCCGGATACCAGCCGACGTGAATGGCGCAGCTCATTTTCGTTGTCACAGACCAGCGGCGACGGCAGTAGAGCAGAGATCGCCGCGCGTAAACCAAACGCGTGGGCACAGCTCCTTGTCCGAGCGGACGACGCACAGAACAACGGGGCCACATGGTTACAAATGTCAGCCAGCGTCGATAACAAAAAACCAGTTGGCATACTGGCCAACAGTCAAACAGGGATACTGCATTTGGGTGGGTACCTCGGCGGTATGGACGGCCGTGCGACATTCGTCGCCAGCTGGAGCGAAAACTCATCAAATACCCTCAAGGAATACGCCAAGATCACTCACACATTCGGAGTCACGCCACCCGCCTACGGACGATACAAATCCATGGTCAGCCTCGACTCGGATAAGCCCGGCTGCTACTGGTCGGCCAGCACGTGCAATGAGAAAAGCGGCTCATTCCAAGTGATCGTGCGCGCCATGCCACGCCATGTGATGGTCAACACCACCCAATACGCCGTGCTGTTCGATGAATCAAACGCGGTCAGATACAACCTCGTCACCCTCAGCTATCTCATCAGCTCATGAAAAGGAGAACCCAATGGACACTGAGTTCGGTGCCACGCAGATCATGGTCACCATCCCTTATGAGGGCGAACAGGCGGAGGGTGCGCCCACGGACATGGGGCAGGTGCTGCACACCACGTATGACGCGCTCGCCGCGTGGGGTGAACTACTCGGATCGCAATCCCCCGGTCAGACGATCCAGATCATGCTGGATTCCGCCACCACCCCCGAACAGGTCGATGAGGACGGGCGCAACCCGTGGACCATCGCCTACGAGGCATTGGACGCGGCACTCTCGGATACCGCCGCCCCCACCATGGTGCTGACCGCCGACGAGGCGTCCCTCAATGACCCACTCACCGCCGCACAGCAACGCACACTGAGCGCGCTCGGAGCCACCACAACCACACGGCCGGCACGGGCACGCAGCAAACGCAGCACCGCCACCAGCGTCGCCGCAATGTTCGACATGGCGATCGCGGAAGACAGTACGGCGGCCGCGGCGCTCAATCAGGCGCAGGAACAGTTTTACCAACAATTCATGCCCGAAGAAAGGAACAACAATGAACGATGAGCCGCAGGGCCTCGACCCGTACACCGTAATCAACAATCTGGCCGAACAGATCAAAACGCAGGCCATCCAGATCGCGATGTACACCGCACAGATCAACGCGCTCAAAACACAACTGCAGGAGGCCCACCATGAATGACATCCGCAATCTTCTGCCCGACCCGAAACCGACGGATACGTCAGATTGGGTGGTCACGTCAAGCAGAGACGTCCGCGTGCAGATGCTCGATGGGAATCGTCTGCATTTGACCAACAACGCGGACAACGCGGACTCGTACGTGTATACGCAAGTATCGTTGCCGGCCGGCCAATATCGTTTCGGCGTGGAGGTGTCCGCCCCACAGGGCGCGGCACCCACGAAATTGCTACGTGTAGTTGTGCCGCCACGCACTGAATTAACGCCGGCCATATGGGACGGTCAGACGGGGCGCGTGGTCACCCCACCAAACACGCTGCCTGAGGATGGGGAATTGGAATTCCGTGTCATGGTCGGACCAACCACCGGGTGCGCAATTTGGGTGCGCAGGCTGTTTGTGATGACTGACGACGACTGGCAGCGTATGCTCGACGCTGGCATCGCATGGTTCGACGGTGACAGCCGTATAGACACACCCCCCCCCGCTGAGTGGTTTGCCATTCTGGCTGCTCGCCACCATCTGGAGCTGGAGGTGGTCGCATGAGCCGCCTCATCACGCTCACAAACGGCCAGCAAGTGCGCGGCTGCAAGAATTATGCGATCAACCCCAAACCGGGTTTGGTGATCGACACGCGTGTGGAACTCTCCATCTCCTTGGACTCGGATGCGTTGCAGGAGGGTGTGCCAATCAGCCTCTATGTGCAGGGAGTGACCGCAAATACACAAACGTCGCTGCGTGTATGGGTGAATGGATTGGTGTCGGGGCCGGTCGAGATCACGCCGGTGCAATTCAGGGCCGGCTACCGATTGGATTCAGCCAAGGCCGGTTCGGGCCGCGGACCATTAGTGCTCAACGTGACCTCCGGATCATACACACTCCAGCGTCTCGCGCTCATGATGAGCGACGAAATGAACGAATGCCATGTAATAGAACGTTTCGACGAATACTATTCGTAAGCCGCGAGTCCGCCACCCGATTGGGGGTGGCGGCATGAACAGTCGGATCCAGAATCTTGTCACGGACCCACACGTAATACGTAATCCACGGGTATATAAGACCGAGGCCACACAACAGACCAATGGGGTATGGCGTGTCACACTGCAGGGCCAGCGGTGGGGGACATTCGCCAGATCCATCACCGTGCAAGGCGAGACAAAGGAATGGTATACGGCGAATCCATGCGTCTACTATCTGCGTTATCGCAAATCGGATACGGCATCACTCAAAGTATACCGTGGTGGCACGCAATGCGCACGTGGCGAGGATTGGCTCGCATGGCTCGTGAACGGTTCAGGCACAGAGGTCAATCCGGTTCTCGAACTGGGTGGGCCGCCGGAAACCGCATGGGTCGAACCCCTCGAACACGGCTGCTATACAACCACCGACTGGGAGCGGTTGACGGGCCTCGTCGAGAGCGGACAAATCCCACACCCATGGTTCGCAGGAGACACCTACCCCAAGTAATCGTCGATGGAGGTATGCATGAAATTCCTGAGCGTCGAGGTGCTGACGATGGTCGCGACAATCCTCGGATCAAACGGCATCATCTACCTCATCGCCAAAACCATGCTCACCCGATGGGAGTCGAAGCACCCAATCGTCGTCCATGACGAACGGTTCGACGAGCTCGACCGACGGGTGACTGAACTGCGCTCGCAGGTGGATGCGCTACGCGCCACGCAACGGATCCTGCGTGCCGCGGTCATCGAGCTCGCGTATCTGCGTATCGCCGACAAGCACGAACGCTACTTGCATCGTGGGTGGGCGACACCGAACGAGAAACGTGTGGTGCAACGCATTTATGACGCGTACCACTCGCTCGGTGGCAACGGCACCGGCAGCGAACTCAACCGCGAGGTACAGACAATGCCCTCATACTCCCCTGACGAGCTCAACTCCGAGAGCAACAAATGATTGTGCCCCATTTGAGGCATACCCAACCACAAGAGCCACAACGGTGTGTTGTGGCTCTTCCCATATCAGAAAGGAAAACCCATGAAGAATTGGGACAAGCTCGAGGCGGACATCAACCTTATCCTCGACAAGCATTTCACCGGAGGCCGTGACGGCCGGAAGATCGACAAGGTCGTCCTGCACCACAACGGCGGCAACCTCACCGGACAGGGCTGCTACAACGTATGGCAGACCCGTCAGGCATCCGCGCACTACCAGGTCGACTCCAATGGCGTCATCAGCCAGCACGTATGGGACTCGGACACCGCATGGCACGCCGGCAACTGGGAAGCTAACACCACGAGCATCGGCATCGAACACGCCGACATCTCCACAAACCCGTGGCGAATCGCGGACGCCTGCCTCGACAACGGGGCCCACCTGACCGCCGCCGTCTGCAAATTCTACGGTCTCGGCCGACCTGAATACGGGCGCAATGTCTTCTATCACAAGGATTTCTCCGCCACCGAATGCCCCGCATCCATCGCCGGCAGCCAGCGTGACGCCTACATGCGCCGCGCCCAGGAATGGTACGACAAGATGACCGGCAGCAAACCCGCCGCGTCTGCCCCGGCCAAGCCGTCCACGCCCGCGAAGAAGAGCGTCGAGACAGTCGCACGCGAGGTCATCGCCGGCCAGTGGGGCAACGGCAACGACCGCATGACACGCCTCAAGAACGCCGGATACGACGCGAACGCCGTCCAGACCCGAGTCAACCAGCTCCTCGGCGCATCCACCCCCAGCCCGAACGTCGACCTCAACGCGCTCGCGGATGCGGTCATCCGTGGCGAATATGGTAACGGTGCGGAGCGCCAGCGCCGTCTGGGAGCGAATTATGCGGCCGTGCAGGCCATCGTCAACCGCAAGATGGGATGGTGAGACCATGAGCAACGAGACCATTGACGACACCAGCCACACCTACGACGACGCGGACCAGCCGCTACCAGACAGCCTGCCCGGTGGAGGCGCGGATCCTTACCGTCCGGTATTCGACCCGACTGTGCGGACGATCATCTACGTGGTATGCCTGATCGCGCAGATCGTCAGTGTCGTGTGCCTCGCCTACCACTACGAGACACTCGGAGCCACAATCGCCACCTGCGCTGGACTATTGGCCGCCGGATTCGGTGTCGCCTACAATCCAAGCCGCAAGGTCTGATGCAGACCTAAAAGTAAGCCCCGTTTCCGTAGATCGCGGAAGCGGGGCTGTTTTTTAGTATCAAACTATCTCAATCGGAGTGTCCGATGTGACGACATATTCGCAGCCCTCGCCATCATCTTCTATCAGCCAGTGGTCTCGGACTTGGACGATACGCAAACCGGCGGATTCAGATTCAAACATGTCCTCCAGGCACAGTTGCTCGACTTCGTATGCATCATCGCTCATATACTCCGCCTCAGTGGGATATGATTCGAGCAGCCATAGCAGCATCGGGTCGTCGCGACGATCGCGGGTGAAATAGTCCGATGGCAGGGTGACACCGAATTTGTCCCTTAGCGCGTCGATTCCATCTGGGCTCAAAGTCAGGTCGGATGCGCCGACCCGTGACAGGGTATTGATCACGATCTTCGCCAT